GTAACGAAAGTTACAAGTCCCCAATCTGCCAGCAATGTAGCAATTGTATTCCTACGCTGGATATCGTTCAACATTAAGTTAGAAGGTTTCCCATCTAATAAGAATAACTCTTTAAAATGCACAATAAAGTATCTACCTTGTTTGTGCAATATATGACATGATTGGTATAGCTTTTGATCTTTCCTAGACGCTACTCCAATTCGGGTTAATGTTTCTCTAATTTTGAGAAAGTCATCTGGTTCGTTGAGAGTAATCTCCAACATAGATGCTGGAGTCCACTGGACTTCAATACTATTTTCGTTTTCCACCTTTATACATCCTTATTTTCAATTCGTTAATTTGTGCGTCATTTAATAATGACAGTACAGATTTAGCTTTTTCATTACTATATCCATAATATTCTTTTATAAATTCCAAGTTCTCTATGTTAATAGGCTTTGCCCATTTAGAGAATCTCTTCTTCTTCTTAACTATATTTATAAAAAAATCAAATTGAAGACGGTGATCTATATGGTGATTCAAGTTCATTTCATTTGCGAAAAGAATCGTGTCGGGAAAATACGAAAGTCCTCGATTGACCATAAATGACGTGTATGCTTTTTCAGCCACATCATCAACCATTATATCCTTTTTAGTTGTATTAATCGCGTTTAGATAATCGAAGGGGCTCATCGAAATGAAACCCCCGCCATTACCTCAGTGAGACAAGCAACAGTATTTAATTCATGATCAGCAACAAAAGAATTTTTGTATTGATAGTCTGCTAGAATAAGTACCAATTGAGGTATACTCTGAGGATCAATATAATCATTCATGTTATCATAAATTTTACGATAAATTGCTGCAGGTTCAGAATCAATATTGTTACTTACCCACTGACGCATACCTTTAAAGTTCTTCTCTTTCAAATGAATCATAAGATCATTGAGAGACACCTCCGATAAAGATACTAAGATGCCTGTGTCAATAGTACCGCTACTACTGTAACGCTGCAGTTCATTAAGAACCTTGCGCCAATCAGGCATATGTTTCATAATAAGTTCAGCGACTACCCTCTCATCATAAGTAATACCCTCATCCTTAAGGATACTAGTACATCTTTTGAGAAATTGTCCACAAAGTGGTGCTGAATCTTTCTTTGAAACGTTAAACTCAATTGTAGTACAACGAGAATGCAATGGTTCAATGATTCGATTCTTAAAATTGCATGTCAATATAAATCGACAGTTATTAGAGAACTCCTCAATGAAACCACGCAATGCGGGTTGTGTTGATTGAGCATTAAGATAATCTGCTTCGTCAAGGATAACTACTTTGTAGCCGCCTTGTAACGAAACAGTAGATGCAAATTGTTTAATCTTATTTCGAAGCGTATCAATGCCAGACTCTTCGGATCCATTGATCAAAAGAAAATCTAGGTCAAGTTCATTACACAGAGCTTTCGCGACTGTTGTTTTACCTAAGCCGGCTGTCCCGGTAAGAAGCATATTGTGTAGGTCACCTCCTCTAACAATATCTTCAAAGGTTTTCTTGATTGATTTAGGCAAAATACAATCTTGAATTTTCTGTGGTCGATATTTTTCAACCCAAAGAAATTCTGACATTATAGTACCTCCCAACCAAGAACTGTATCTAGTCTAAAAGAACGCCATGCGTCTTTATCCAAAGACCAAGCAGCGATGTGTTCAGTGCTTGGATCTATGTTTTCGACAACGGTTTTAATACCATTAGCTTCTAGAACAATCGGGTTGAGAGAACAGGGCATGACTCGTATTTCATCTGAGTCGATTTTTTGAAAGGTTACTGTTACAGTACCTCTTTTAAGTGCTTCGATTAAGCGCGACGTTTCATTGCGATCCATAATATATCCTTCATAATAAAATTAATAAAATACGGGGGAGCTACCCCCGAATTAAGCTAAGACAATTTAAGCTTCTTCAGCTTCAACTGTTTCAGGTAGATCGGCGCCTTCTGGTACCATACCTTCTGGAGCATCTTGCCCTTGAGCTTCAGACGCAGCATTTAGAAACGCTACAGTCTTATTTCTTAGGCCTCCAACAGATTCCATTTCCTGTCCTTCGAAACCACCTCTTTTAGAACAGATATCGATAATCTGTACGAAAGTTGCGATGTCTTGTAGAGACAGTTGTGGAGCCTGTTGCTCCTCTTGTGCACCTTCAGGTGCGTTTACTTCTTCAGTCATTTGTTTCTCCTTTGCAAAGTAGACTAATTATGAGAGACCCGAACCATTCGGCATCTTCTCGTATTATCCTCATAAAATATGAGAATTTTTTCTGTGCATAATTATTTATACACCGAAACTTGATGATTTCTCTAAAGCTATAAAATAATCTAAGGGATTATCCGCATTTCTCCAATTGGAGATTAGCTTAGAAGAAATCGATACCTTGTAATCACCTTGTAGCATTTTCAAATTAGAAATACTAAAGACATAATTAAAGGTTTCAGTAGATGATGTGCATAGATCAATGTCAAATGTATTCGCTGTAGAATCTTTCTCGTTGAATACAGAAGCAATAACCCCGCCACCTCGACTGCTAAAAGCTAATTCTGAATGTCCAAGAACTGCTGCAGCTTTCCTGATCTTATCTAGGTTCGTGGCCGAAAGATCTAGGATAACTTCGCACTCTGGCATATTGATATCTTTGCTGGGTTGTGTAAGAATCTCAATCTCAGAATAGTAGTACTTAATCCTTTGAGAACCGTCTGATATTGTCAAGAACTTATCACTAAATTCTAGGTCAGGTTCATCCATAAGATTATACAGAGACAAAAACTCATTAAGGTCATAGACACCAAACGTTTGAGGAAAGTCCTCGAGGATCGACACATTGGCCATAATGGTTTTTGCTTCAGAAATAGTCTTAAGTTCCTTTCCAGGCTTAAAGACTAAATTCGCATTAATTCCTGAAAAGTTTTTCAGGATACTAATAGTTTCACTTGATATTTTCATAATTTACCTTTTTTAATTTATTACCAGTATTATAACACAGTTTCACGTGTTTGTACACCTTTATTTTGAGTTAGATCGGTCATGCTCATAAAGCGCAAGCAATCCATAATGTAAGACCTTCATAAGATCTTTTCGATGATCGTCTGGAGTTCCTTTCTTACCATACCGAGCATTGTACTTATCGACGTTGCCAAGGAAAAAGCCAAGTCCATGGCCTCGATCAATTATAACTTCCGATGATTGAAGTCCGCCTTGACCGTAGTGTTGTCCATACGTAGAATCTATATAAGCTTGGAGCTCTTCAATGAGAGCTCCTTCATTAAATTTATAATTGGGTTGTTTCATTAATATCCTCGCATACGTCTAATACACCATCGTCGACCTTTGTGTAAAGATCTAAGAAAGCAGACTTAGTATCTTCGTCAAACCTAGCAATACACAGATCTATAGCCTTAGCTCTATTCTTAAAAATAGAAAACGTTTGCGCAATGTGGCAAAGTCTTCGTGTTGAAATAACTTCATCTACTCCATCATCATAGAAAGTCTTTCTAATGATGTCGGCCCATGTGACCAACTTCTCGACGAAGTCAGTGTCTTCTGTGCCAAACTTAGTCATATGATTATTAAGTATTTTAGTTTCTATAGAAGGTGATGGAAACTTCTGATCAATAGCAACAGTAAATCTTTCTAAGAAAGCTTCGTCGATAATTGAAGCAGCAGTAAATCTACCATCTTCTGATCCTTTGCCTTTAGTGTTCGCAGTTGCTATAACATTGAAGCCAGGCGCAGGAGCAATCGTTTCACCCGTTTTCTTAACCAAAACAGGTTTACCTTCAAGTATGCCTTGAAGACACATAATTTTATTTGTAGCTCTATCAATTTCATCGAGAAGAAGGATAGCGCCGTTTTCCATAGCTTTAAGTACCGGTCCTTTTGAAAAGACAGTCTCGCCATTAATAAGTCTAAATCCACCAAGTAAATCGTCCTCGTCTGTTTCAGGGTTAATTTGAACCCTGATAAACTCTCTGTTTAGTTTTGAACACGCCTGCTCTACCATAAAAGTCTTACCGTTTCCGGATAAACCTGAAACATAGACTGGGTAAAACATCTGTGATTTGATCATTTTAACGACATCGTGAAATGCTCCCCATGGAACAAATGTTGGATCCGCCTTTGCAAACGTTTTTTCTTCGTTAACAATCGACTGCATTTTTGCAGCAGACGAAATGTCTATCACTTTTTTATCAACCTCTAGAGTTTGTAGCAACGCGCTTAAGTCGTACGTGCCGATTTTGACTCTTGTTTCTGCAGTAAGCATAGGATAAAAGTCTTTTCCCGTGTAGCCCAAGGACTTTGCCGTGGACTCAATTACGTTCTTTCGAAACGCAGTTTGATCTGGATACTTTGCAGCCAGATCTTTTAAAATATTTTGGGTTGAAATTTTCATAATATAGTTCCTTATCAATTTTGTATGTATACATTATACTACAGTTTTAGTCGTTTGTACACTCTTTTTTTAGACTATTTTGTTATATGCATATGCTTCTTTATAACTCAATCTGTTATGCAACCGACTTTCCAAAAGTAGTCATGAGAACTTTGTTCTGCTTTTTACTCTTAGAGTATTTTTTAAACGCCGCTGTCATCTGACCTCTGGTGTGATCTGAAGTAACGTCAAAACCATCATCGGACGTTTCAAGGTTATTACCACCTTTAATTAGATAAAATTCGTTGTATCCAAGAGCATTAGTTTTGACAACACATTTGTTTTTTCTGTACTCTTTTTGAGCTTCTTTCCTTTCGTCTTGAGCCCAGTGATGTCCGGCTATATCATCAACTTTTGAGTTAAAATCACTGTTACTATCAGCCATAAAGAACCCAATGCAATTTGTAGCAAGTCTTTTATTTATATTTTCCAATATTGCAGCTGTCGCATCGATTTTACCTTCAGATTTTACAAGCTTTCCATCAATCATTAGGTTGACGCCCTTCCACGATCCTCTAGTATAAACCTTGTTATCTTCTAAGGATCTATCTTGGTATGTTTGAATTCTGTTAGCGTCTCCGTCGGAGAAAACTACTAAATTCATTTTTTCAATCGCGTGCTTGACTTTAAATTCCTTAATTAAATGATGAGACATTACTAGAGCTTGAGTTAACGGAGTTGAACCAAACTCTTCAGATTTTCCAATTATTTTCCTTGACGCATAAGGCTCAACACAAGATCTAGCATGAAGAGCTTTAATCGAAGCTTCAAAATCTGATTTTTTGAGTGTCGAAGAAGTCAAAAGAGGCATGCATATTCCGTCTAAATCCATATCGCCATCAAACAATAAACCCTGATTTCTAAGATCGTAATAGTCGATATTAGTATTTGTAGTTGTAAATGCATAGACATCAAAGGGGATATTAACTTGCTTACAGAACAATACTAAGTGAATTAGTTGATCTAAAACATTGGGCAGTGACCCATACATAGATCCTGAGTAGTCGATTAGCATCATCATTCCATGGCTTTTAGCGTCATGAAGTCTAGTCGTCTGTTTGAATATGTCTTCGTTAGTCTTATATGAGAAGAGCTTATTTACGTCGATGACACCAGTCTTTGCGGTGGTTGCTTTAGCCCACTGAGTAGCTGCCTTTCTCATTTCGAATTCTTTAACTGCGACTGCGACGCTTCTTTTAGTCGACTTAATATATGCAGAGTATTCAGTAGCAGCCTGAGTAATCTGTTCTAGGACATGTATGTTATAAGACGGCTCTTCAGTGTTTGAACTGAAAGCAATTGCCCTTTCCTCTTGAAGATCTTTAAAGTTAACAACTATCTTTTTTCTGATTTCTTTGTGGATGTCAGAAACAACAAGTGTCTGTTGTCCACCATCGTCAGTATCAAGCAATGATCTTTCAGCTTTTCTAAAAGCTTCATCGGTTATAGCGGTACTGTTTTCTCCATCTGCTCCATCTCCAAGAGATACCGAACCTGCATCGTCTGATTCAGTCGTATCTTCTTCATCTTCTAGATCATCTCCAGAAGAATCGGTATTGTTTTCTTCTTCATCTTCAGGTTGATCATCACTGTTTTGTTGTGAAGGATCACTTTGCTCTTCTGGTTCGTTTTGTTCAGTCTCGCTAAGTTTGTTTTCATCTGGAGTTTCACCGTCATCATCTTCTTCCTGCGTTTTATCGTAGGCGACAATATCTTTAACTAATTCTAAGACTTCTTGAAAGTCTTCAGTGGTCATAGCTCTATCCATAAACACTTGTTCTTCGTCAGTAAACTCTAAATTGACGTGAGCACCAACTTTAGCCTGAAGATTAATTTTATCGATAATTCTTAGTTCTGAAATATCTATATCATTAGTTCCAAAAAAGTTATCTTCGAATAAATTAGCGTATGCTCGCGAGAATGGACCCACTAAACCAGGATATCGGCTTTTAACTTTTCTTTCAATCCTAGCATCTTCTATTACATTAATGTAGGACCTAGGACAACCCTGAAGTTTTTCAGGACTATCATGCCATCCTTCATATGGAGTTTCTAACGCATGGCCAACCTCATGTCCTACAAACAAGTCATACACGTCTTTGCCCATGTCCTTCCATAGAGGAAGGCCGAGAACACGGTTTTTAATATCAAACCACGGGGTCTGATAATTACCATGACGAATCGTGAGATTCTCTTTCGCTAGTAGCTTTGGGAGGCTTGAATTGTGATACATAACGATTCCTTATCTTTAATATGGTACCATTATACTATGGTTTTAGTCGATTGTACACTGTTTTCGCGAAAATAGTATATAGTTTTTATACGGATTTTTTATATAAAACGCGGTTCTTATAACTATTTGATCTTAGAAAAATTACGTTCTTTGATAAATTCGATCTTAGATCTAAACTTATTCTCTAATATATCACCCTTATGTGATATGATAAAGACGTTGGTACCATCTTCAAGAGTGTTTAGGATCTTAGTTAGATTATCAATTCCGTCATGATCCAAAGAAGAATCAAAGGTTTCGTCAAGTACGAGTAGGTTAGTAGAAGCAGAGTTCTTCATCTTGGCGATTTGTCTCCAAGTAAATAATAAAGACAAATCAATTCTTTGCTTCTCACCTTCACTGAACGACGCATAGTTAAATGCATCACGGTGACGTGATCTAATAGTTTCGGTAAAATTTTCATCAAGATGGAATGCCACAAAGAAATCAAGTACTTGGAGATACTGATTAATGAGCCTATTCATAACAGGAAGATACTGCTTTATTACCTTAGTCTTAATGCCAGTATCCTTGAGCATTTCGCCTATAACTTCGTTGTACGTTCTTTCCTCTACATATGCTAGCTTCTTTTCAGTGACACTATCCTTCGCATCCCTATAGCTACTTAGGTCATCCTTTGCTGCTTTTATATCACCAGACGATTGCAACAGATTGCCGATTTCTTTCTGAATCTTTTCTATTTCTTGCTGCATTAAATTAATTTTATCGTTATTTGAATTAATTTTACGTTGCTTACTTACCAACTCTTTTATATTTGTTTGACATTTTAACAGATCATTTGTGCATGATTCGTTATCTTCAGACAATTGTTTCATACCCTGTTGTATATTTACAGCAGACGCTTTGATATGATCCAACCTATTGGTTTTAATTTTAATGTCAATGTCTTGATCACATGTAGGACATATTTCGTTCTCTTCAAAAAATTTAGCTTGTCCTACTAGGTCCTTTATTTTGGACTTAAACACCCGATCCTCAGATTTAATGTCTGAAACTTTTCGTGATAGCTCGTCATGCGTTTTATTTTCAATCTCTGTTAAAGCATCAAGGTTCTTACCTAATTCTCCAGATTCACTCACCAATCTCTTTACATCGTCTTCATACGATTCTATAGAATTTTCTTTAGACGCAATCATGTCTTTGTTGATTGCTTGTAAATCTTTGATATATTTAGACTGCGTGTCCATCTTGGTTTTATACAGATCTAACGAATGATTAATCTCTGATAGTTCTTCTTTAATTTTAGAGTTACGTTCTTTAAGTAGTGTATTCATCTTACTAAATATGTTGATATCCAATAGATCTTCAATGACGGCTCTACGAGACCACGCGGGGAGTTGCATAAAAGGAATAAATGAACTACTTCCTAACACAACTACCTGATGAAATGACTTATGATTTAACTTAAGGATGTTTTGTTCTAAGAATTTTTGATAGTCTCTAGCATTTGATGCTTGATTTATCATGTTATTATTTTGCCATATCTCAAACTTGTTAGGTTTAATGCCACGCAAAATTCTAAATTCCGAGTTTCCTATGTTAAACTCAACTTCAACAATAGCGCCTTTCTTATTGATACTATTAATCATTTGATCTTTCTTAATGTCACGATGTGGCTTACCGAATAATCCAAAGGATAATGCATCTAGCATAGTGGATTTACCTGCACCATTTGAGCCAACAATAAGGGTTGACGGAGTTCGATCTAATTGTACCTTAATTGTATCATTACCAGTCGAAAGAAAATTCTTCCAAGAAACCGATTTAAAATATATCATACTACCTCTAAGTTTTGCGCTTCGGTATAAAGCTTTCTCAATTCAATTTTTAAATGATCTTTATCTAAGTCAGTATCAACTGCTTCTACGTAAGAATCTAATAGCACAGCGGTATCCTCTAGCGATACCTTTTCATCTTCAACGCTTTCACCTAAATATTCCTCAAAACTTTCGGCTATTTTTAACTCGTGAGTTTCTATACCTTGCAGCTTATCAACGAATTTGTCGAACATGTATAAATCATTTTTAGCCAATACTATTAACTTAATAAACTTATGCTCGCAGTCAGTAAAATCAAAAGTATCATAATCAGTTTTACTGTCATCATATACGATTTTTTTAAACATAGTAATGGGATTACGTACGGCGGTGACCTCTCTTGTTTCTGTATCAAGTATATGGAAATACTTTGGATCATCAACGTCTGCCCAAGTAAATTCAAATTGAGAACCTAAATAATCTACATTAGCTTGATGCGATCTTGTATGGAAATGACCAGATAACACCTTTTCAAACCGCGAAAATATTTCAGCGTTCATTCCATGTGGATTAGTAATACCTGCCATCATTTCAAAACCAGCTAGTTCTAAGTGCGCGCCTAATATAGGAGCTTTACATTTCATAGCAAAATCAACGTACTCTTTATAGTTAGCATTATTGATCCACGGAATCACAGCAACGCCTAAACCATCATAGTCTAGTACAGTAGGCTTCATAATGATATTTACATTAGTGGTAAAATAACCAAGCAACTCTTTAAGGCTGCACAACTCGTTAGTGTTTTTGAAATAGACATCATGATTTCCGGGTATAATATCCATGGTAATGCCGGCATCACGCATAGGCTCAAGAAAATGCTTGCGATTAGCATTGAGTGCTTTAAAGTTGACGAATTTTCTGTGCTCATAGTAGTCTCCCAGATGCAGAATATTTTTAATATTGTTCTCTTTTAAATACGGAAAAAATATCTCTTCATAAAAACTTTCTTGATATCTTAAAAAAATGTCTGATGAATTTCTTACACCACAGTGTGTATCATTTAAAATAGCTACTTTCATATTATACCATAAACAATTCTAGTTTTTCTTTTTCTTTTTCTATTTTCGCAAATTCTTTGATCTTATCGTCTTTATTACGAATTTTGTCAATTCTTTGCCTAAGAGTATCTACATATTCCATTGTTTGTTGCGCGCCTTGATCATCCATTCCCATTGCAGCAAAGTCTTCAATTCCCATCTTTTCAATAAACCTAAACTTAATTTCTTGTTGCTTTTTCTCTTTAGTAATTCTACGTATAAACGCAAAGAAACATATTTGAGTGAAGTACGAGAATGCGTTGGGATTACCGGTCCTTGTGGCAGTTTCGATTTTATAGTTATTAATTGCACGCAAGCAATTTTCTACGCCATCCATTACCATCTCCTCACGATACGTGTACCGAACAAAGTTCGGTCTGTGAGACAGGCCTTCAGATATCTTCATAAAGCAGGTTGCAATGTAGTTGGTTACTTTAGGAGGAACTTTATCTACATCCTTTGCAGATCGAGCCGATATCGCGTAATCCATAACAGCCTGAGAAAATTCCTTATTGTTCACGTAATGCGGTTTGTCTTTAGGTTTGATTTTTTTAGTCATGTGTTTCTCCCGATAATGGTATATTATAACATAGTATACAATGAATGTACATAGTTATTTTCATTTAAATTAATTTAGTTTTTTTGCATAAAAAGGTGTACAAACCGCAAAAAGCGTGATATAATATAAGAGTCCACTTGAGGCTAGGGGTATACAGTATGTTAATGCACCGTTTTCTTATCAGATGTATCAATATCGTACATATCATATTCCACATCAGAGTATTCATCAGAGTATTCATCAGTATCATATGATATATCTTTAATTTCATCATGACATGAATACTTAATATATGACTCCTTTGTCTCAGTCACCACCTCAGTATGGTTAATGACAAACCTCTTCATGAGCTTATATATCTTCTTGTCAGAGAATGGAAACCAATCAACAAAACTCCAAATTCCAGCAGGCGAAGCCTGCACGGCCGCAGGCCGTTCTACAATGAATGCATGCTCAGTGGTAGATTGAACATAGCAAATTATATTCTCGCCATTAGTTAGTTTAAAATGTCTTACGTCTACTGATTCGATTGTTTCCATTTATATATTTATACCATGTATTTTGTAGTCAAATTTTTCTTTGCTGTATATTCTAATACGTTCCCCAGCATGATTTAGTGTATAATTCTTTTTGGCCTTCCAATGTAAATCATCTGCAATATCATATACTTTAGTATTTATACCATCTTCAGACTTCCTTAAACCTCTACCTATGCTTTGGAGAACCCTAATTTGAGACTTACTCGGTGAAGCGAATATGATATTGTGAAGACGCTTAATATTAATACCAGTAGAAAAAGTACCCATACTCGCCACAATAATCGCGTCACTTTCCTTTTCCGTGATAGCGCGAATTTCTTCTCTCGTATCCACATCGGTTTCACCACTGACATAAAACAGCCTCCTTGTATTTCTAGGTAATTCGTTAAATTTTTCACGTAACATGTTGTGTAAAGGTTTACCGTGTTTTTCTACGAACTGAAACAATATAAGTGAGTTACCTTCTTGGTCCATTGCAAGGTTTGATATAAAATTATTCCTTGGTCCGTACTTAACGATAAAATCTATCTCTTCCTGGTATTTCATTTTTGAGACTAATCTACAATGTTCATCACTGTATTTAAGTAGTAATACGAATATATCCAGTTGTGATAACGCTTTTTCTTCTATCAGTTTTTTCGTAGTAGTCACTTTGTGCACAGGACCAAATAATCCCTCTAATACTAACTGATGTGTTTGGGTTCCATCAAGTGTTCCAGTGGTTCCCATTCTATATTGCGCGTTTACACATTTTTCTAGTATAGCAGTCAAAGACTTAGCCTTAAAGTTATGTGCTTCATCGCCTACTACCATGCCGTAATTTTCAAACCAAGGAGTCTGCATTTTATAAATCGACTGCCAGGTTGTGATTATAACTCGGTGTTTTAGATTATACTTCTCCTTACCAGAATATATTTTGTGGCAATTTTCCTCTATAGACCAGTTATCTCGAGAAGAATAGTCGCCGAAATCGGAGTACATTTGTTCAACCAATGAAGTCGTAGGTACGATAAGCAATACATTTCTGTCATACATCTCTAAGTAATATCTAACAGCTAAGTATATAATTAAACTCTTACCCGAAGCCGTTGGGCTTAATAGTAAAGAACTTTTATTAGTTAAAGCATGCGAGAGTGCACTCAGCTGATAATCTCTAGGTACTATAATATCCCCATTAGCAGTAAGTGTTAACTGCTTAAGTAACTCATCAATATCATGTAGCTCTTCGATGTCAGGTCGACCATACTTAGAATTGTCATCTACTATAAACTCATAAGCACGAGCGTTTGCAAATTCTATGAGGTACTTATAAAGCCCAGCGTAAATTTGCTTTTTACGCAAATCGTATAAACGTATTTTACCATCCCACATCCGGTTTTTATATGAAGGCATAAACTTATAACCTGGAACATAAAAGCAGAAGTGTTCTGACAATTCCATTTCTATTCCGGGTTCAGTTATAACGCTTAAGAATACCTCGTTCTTTTTCTTAACAACTATTTTTTCCATCACATTCCGCTTGTAAATTTGTTCCATTCAATAATGTTTTTTATGTTCTGATGTCTCCACTTGATGTTGTCAAGTATTTCTTTTAAAGTGTCGACTAGTTCTTGCGTGTAATGCATTTTGGCCTGGTGTGCCTGAATAAGCGGATCTGCATCGTACCATTTATCCATATCACCTTTTAGCACAGTAAGACCATCCAACGGATCATATGACCAGCCTTTTTTGTCCATTTCTTCCTGAGTGAGCTTTCCGTTATAATGCATAAATTTATCTCTCAGTAATACTTTAAACTCTAAGTCTAATTTTTTGAATCTAAGTTTATTTACTGAGTATAGTTCTAGGTACTTCGAATGAAGTTTTGCTGAGTCTCTTGCGGATTGATCTAACTGCAATTCATCTATAACAGAGTCTTTCTTCCACATTTCAAGTATTGCTTCTAAATTATTCATAATATCTCCATAGTATATCTATATGTACACAAACCTCGCTAAAAGGTAATTACTTAATTTCGAAGTATGTATACTTTAATGTCACGTCAGCTTGTAAGTATTCTATATCTGTTTGCTGTGTTGAAAACTCGACAGCTGATAGACTGGTAGGAAAACAGTCTTTGAAAGAAATTTCCTTAGTGACGTTGTTGTGGCTACTTAAAATCGACAATGTTGCGTCAGACTTAAATTTTTCACCTTGGCCAATTATATTGTGCATCCAATTAAACATCTCGATATAGTTTTCCATATCTTCAGTCACATTAAATCTTATAGCAAGATCACCAAAAGCGATCCTATCACC